CTCTTTGGAATAGTGAACAGTAGAGAGATCAATAGGCAGATTGAAAAGCGCACCGAAAAATCGCACGTTTTCAGCGCCGAGGTGGATCCGCGGAAACTCGCTCCAGCAGTTCGTAACATCGAGACAGGTGTAGGTGACTTCCTCCGGGCGGAGCGCATTGTCCAGAATGTGGAGCTGATCGGCATTGTCGATCACGCGGTCGAGCCACTCCTTCGGCTCCAATTTCTTGATCTTGGCGTTTTCCATGGTGTTACTCCTCCTCCGCGTTCTTGATGCGGTTCTGCAATTCGATGTAGCGGCAGTAGATGGCCGCGACCTTAAAAGCAATCTTGACGACGTCCTTCTTCGTGCCGGATTTCAGCAGCGCGTCGAGAATTTTATCGCCGGATGTGGACGTGTAGAACGCGCCATGAATCAGAGAAAGCGCGGCCATGACCTGCTTCTCGTCGGCGGTGTAGTTCATGAGAATACTCCACTCTTCGGCAAAATCCGATAGCTCGTTGTTCAGACTCTCGTCGTTGTCGAATGTGTGCTCGCCATAGCCGTAGTCGTTCGCGAAGTTCCAAATCTCGTCGATCGTGTTCTCTCCGACGCCGCCCTCAATGTCCTCCCATTCGAGGCGCTGAGGCTTAAAAAATGCCATCGTTCAGCCCTCCCCGTCCTCGATTAGCACAGCATTGAACGCGGGAGCCATAGAGAGCAGCTCCTTCGTGATCTCGTGCAGCCGCTTGTTCAGACCGTCGGCCTCGGCCTCCAACGCGCAGACGCGGGCGGCGGTCTCCGTCATGTCGCGGAACAGCTGCAAGCCGCCGAGGTCGTACAGCTTGGCGGTGGTGGGTTTATCGGTGCAGGCGGGGTGATAGTTGTACACAGGCTCGACGATCTTGTGATAGTCGTCCTCGGTGATCGAGCGCTTCGCAAGCGCAGTAAACTCGGAATACATCATAGGTCTTTACTCCTCTCTATTGCCCGCCAGCAGAACACCGGCGGCGTGGTTGGCGGTCAGCACGGAGCCGACCGTGTAGCAGGCGGCGGGGATTCCGCCGCCCTCGGCGATCCCGACGATCGAGGTCAGGAACACGAGGCCGCACACGGTCAGCACCAACTTTGCGGCCTGCCGCTTGAAATCGCGGCGCGGGTGATGTACAATAGAGACGCGAGGTTGTTCAATTTCGCGTCTTTTGCCGTTCGGGTGTTCCAGCACCCGGGCGGCTTCTTTGTTTTGGTTCATAACTTTTCTCCTTTGTAGGTGTTCGAGTGGGTCATTTCGTCGAGCCATGCATAAGCTCCGGCGCGGAAGATCTGCAAGCGGCGCTTGTGCTTGCCGTCGGCAGGCAGACCGAAGGCAAACGGATATTTGCCTTGTACGATCATTTCGGCAATCGTTTCGGGGTCTGCCGGGACAAAGTTGCCCTTGAAATACTCGCACAGCTCTTGCAAGGTCATGGTTGGGTGCAACGAGCGGTTGTCTACCCATTCCTCGGTGGTTTGCATGGATTCCTCCTCGTTACTTCGTGAAGCACACGATGGCGTGCAGGACGAGCGCGGCGCAGCAGAGCGACCAATAGAACGTACCCATGTGGAGGTACAGCCCGAGAACAAAAAGAAGAATGTAGATAAAAAACATTGTTGGTAGACTCCTCTCTTAGGTGTGCGGGATAGTGCGGCGGGCATCCTCGAAGGCGCGGAGATCGTCGTCGGAAATTCGATACTCGCGGCCGATCTTGACAGCGCCGAGCTTCTTCTTGCGGATCCAGTCCCAAACGGTGATGACCTCTACACCGTAGCGGGCGGCGACGTCCGTGCAGGTGTGCAGTTCTGCCATAGTGAACCTCCTCTCTTTGTATATTTTAATAGTTGCGTTTACCTCGGTTTTGTGATATTATGGTTTTGCGAGAATCAAATAGCACCTAGAGCCGTGGTAGCTCGTAATTGCGAGGTATGCCTATACTATACCACGGTTTTACGAGTGTGTCAACACGCAATACCACGTATTTCAGAGGTAGTGCACATTTTTGGCACACTGCACAAAAACGAGGTATAGCAATGTACGAAATGTTTCAAAAGCTGCTTGACGAACGCGGCGCGACAGCATACCAAGTGTCGAAAGCGACCGGGATTTCTACCGGCTCCCTCACGGACTGGAAAAAGGGAAGAAGCTCTCCCAAAATCGAAAATTTGCAAAAGATAGC